CCGCAGATTCCCACATTTCTGCTTTATCTTTTTTCAGTGATAATGGATATACATTACCATCTGTATCGAATACATTTACATCTGATTTCTTACGACCTTTTGTGTCGCTACCAGCACCCTCTGCACGAACAGCATTTGGGATTGTAAATTTCTTGCTACCAGAAGTGAATACAACATTGAGAGGACCATCTTCTAGTGCATCGTTAATCATTTTGATTAGCGTAAATTCACTATCAAGTCCTGCGCTTGCTTTTCCTTGCTTAGATTTTGGGGCGGCGAAAATGCCGAATGGACCAATGCGTACACCACCGACTGAGGACGAACCAAAGTCTGGGTCATAACTTGCACCAAACTGTGCAAAGTGCATTGCTATTTTATTGAGTAATTCTACTCTGTTGTCGTTGGTAAGAATAGCGAAACGTTTGCCGCTGAGTTTCTTAAAATCTTTGAAGCCGAGTTCCATGCAACCAGCCTGTAGTACGTCAATACTATCAGGACCTTGTGCTTCAGCCATAAATTGTGACAGGGTTTTTGCTACCATTTTTGCACCTCAATATTAAGTGATTTTCAATTATACTTCTTCACTTGTATTTATAAGACGGACAAGGTGCCATCATCTGTCGTATAGAATACGTTTTTGAAGTTAAGAGTGTTCACAAGTTCATTACAACCAGTGCATGGTTTTGCAAGTGCGAATTCTTCTGACTTCAAAATACGCACAACATACAAATCATAATCAGAAAAGTCTTTCAGACCTGAACGAACAATCGCATCTGCTTCAGCATGTAGTAAAAACTGACCAGTACGATATCCAGAACCCAACATAATCGGGTGCGACTTCATTCGATTGACACCCGTTGATACTATTCGTTTCTTATATACGACTGCGGCAGACATACGAATACGCCCACCGTCAATCCCTTCAGTCTTCTTAGCAAGTCGATGAAGGTGTTTGAGAACCCTACTGTGTTTCATATTACAATGCTTCTTGGAAGCACCGCAACGCAAGTTCACCCTCTAATCGGAATGCTTCTTTTTCCCAAGGGCAGTCTTCATATGCTGTAGTGTTAAACGAACCGCTCTTTTTCCAAAGGGTATTACCATGCTTATCTTGGCGCAACTCTCTGCGGGCGTATTGCTTAACGTGTACCATTTCGTGGCAGACTGTAGAAACCAAATCGTACAAACTCAGTTTCTTATCAACTTCAATTTCAAACTCACGGTTAGTATCTTGTTCCATACAGTAACCGTACGCTTTACCCTTCAAGTCTTTCAAGTGAACAAAGACTTCAAGCGTCTGCATTCTTGGCATCAATTCTCTGATACACCATGCAACCGCTTTCTCAACAATCTCTCGCTTCTCTTTAGTAGAACCATAAACAGCAACAGCGTTAGTCATATCAAACCCTCTTATTGAAACAAAACAGACATTTTTTCAAATACAACATTATAAGCATTTACTTCATACTCATATGTATCGAAAAAATCTTCGTCATCTTCGAACCGAGGCGAACCAGAACAATGTTCAAGCCAGCAATTGTCCATCGCTTGCATACCCGCAAGCAAGTCACCTCGACCATGTGCAGTCATTGTAGCAACTGCATTATCGAATGTCAAGGCATTATCTTGGTAGAAATCTGGGATACGAAACATAGTTTTCTCTCTCTTCTGTCAACTTATACACATATTATATGCTGACTAGAGGGCAATGTCAAGGAAAACCTTGGTTCGTAAGTGGTTGATTTTATTGAGGATACCAAAAAAGTTGAATTATTTTGGTAATATGTTGTCGTTTTAGACAAAAAAAAGGGGCGTTGCCCCTTGGAAGAGCAACACCCCTAGGTGTCTATAGATATGCGACCAGGAACCCCACCAGACTGCACTGAAGCAGTTAATCGCTTTTCCAGTTGTAAATACTTAAAGTGTTTGTGCAATATACACCCCAACTCTTCCTATCGCCGATTGATTGCATCTCGGCATTAATTATCGTTTGACACCTAAATTCTTCGCCCACACATATTATACCAGATTATTTATAAGGCATTGTGTCGCTACATAAAATTCAAATGGGTTTTTATTAGGAAATTTTGCTTATCTGAGTTCACAATTTGATATGGGTATGTCCAACTAGATGGGAACATTACTAGTCGCCCAACTTTACTTTCAACCTTAGCACCGAATGTACCAAACTGCAAATAGAAGTCTGGGTCTTCTGATAAGAACCAATACATTGCAAGATAACGTCTTGCTTGTGCAAAGTGTATAATGTCATGCCCCATTTCTTTGAAGTCATTTTCATTTCTGAAATGATACATGTGAATGTCTTCAATACTAGATTGTTCAGGAAATGCCGAACTATCTGGTTGTACTGCTTCAGCATAAACTGGNAGAGTTGCTTCAATGATATTCTTTTGTGTATCAGATATTTTAGTAAAGTCATCTGAACGTTCAATGTTCAATGAAACAAAAGAACCTTGGTCTGTTCTGACTAACTGAAACTCACCTGCACCAGAATACATTTCAATCATTTTTTTACAATACTTTTCGGGTAGTGCTTGGTCCCAGACTTTCACATATCTACCTAATGAGGTATCTGTATTCTCTTCGACTTGAGGAATATCCTCAAACTCAGCATCTACGATGGGTTCTTCTGTTGAGATTGCACCCATCTTTTTACCTGCTACTTTTGTCATATTATCTCCGTTCTTATTCAAAATTCAATTCGCCAAAACTCTTTTTACGTCTATTTATTTGATACTCTGCTTGCCCAAAACTACTGTTATCAAATGCAGGAGTATCTTTCTGTGGTGTGCCTGCACCAGTAATACCATCTTGNGCTTCTTGCTCACAATCATATAAACGCATTTTGCTTCTATCAACACCCACAACAAATCGCTTGTGAATATTGGGGTCGCCGTTTCGGTTCTTCAATTGTTTAATCATAATCTGACCAAGTTCTTCAAGTTCTTCTGTACTAATCAACGCAAGCATTAAGTCTGCGGTGGCTGGTAGACCGAAGGATTCTGAAGTATCTTCAAGCCCTACATCTGAATTAGAATAACCAGAACGAGTTGTTTGTGTTGCAGTAACAACAGGTACATTAAACTCAACAGCAAGACCACGAATTTCTTCTGCGATAGATTTGATGATTGTATATGAGTTTGCTTGTGTATTCTTAACTCTTGCAGATGCACAAATATTTAGATAATCAATGTAGATGATATCTGGTCGAAAGTTCTTCTTCAGATTGAGTTCATTCAACAAGTGACGAAAGTGACCAACGTGTGCAGATGCAGTAGGAAACTCTTTAATTACGAGTTTACCTTGTGTCTTCTTTGCTAGTCTATCAATCTTTCTGTCATACATATCTTTTGACAAAGACTTCAAATCATCGATAGTAACATCAAGCAGGTTTGCATCAATACGTTCTGCAATCTTTTCCTCTGACATCTCCATAGTGATATAGAGAACATTCTTACCTTGCGCTAAATGACCCGCACCACAGTGACACATGAATAGAGATTTACCTACGCCTGTGCCTGCAAGTGCAACATTCAGTGTCTTATTAGTAAGACCACCTTTTGTGATAGTGTTTAGAAGTTCTAAGTCAAAAGCAATGCGTTCTTCTTTACGGTGATAGAAGTCANAACGGTCATCAGATTGTTCAATGAAGTCGTGCCCAATATGACTGTCGAAAGAAACACCAAGAGCATCAGACAAGATTTTAGGGATTGCACCCTTATCATTATCTTTGTCGTTGCCATCCATGATTTGAATACTGTTCATAATCGCATTATAAACAGCACGTTCTTGGCACCAGTCTTCAGTTTTCTCTAGGAGCCATTGAATGTTTTCTTGACTGTCTTCTGTTTCAAGGGCTTCTGATACAACTTTGGTTGCGCTGTCGTATTCGCTTTCGTTAAGTTTCGTTTCACCCAACTGGATGATAACAGCCTCTTTCGTAGGTAGAGAATTAAAGCGGTCAACATAATCAAAAATCTGCGAATAAACGACCTTTTCCATAGCATCTGCAAAATACTCTTCTTTGACGAATGGGAGGACTTTTCTTGCATAGTCTTCATTAATGAATAGATGCTTCAGTATTGTCTGTGTCAGTCTCATTTTCACCTTGCTTATCTTTAAAGTCTTTTTCCATAATGTCTACTAGAATATCACCTAGCAGACGTTCAAAATCTTCAAACTCATCGTCAGGAATATCTTTCCCAACCATGTCTGAAGGTACGGTGAGTATATCATATTCGTACTTCAATGTCAAGGCATCTGCTGGCGCATCTTCAGGAACCATTTCTTTGTATTCCTCTTTAACTGCTACACCGACTTTACCAAACTTGAATATTGTACCTTTAAATTGGGTTTCACCAATAAGTTCAATATGCATCTCATCACCTTCGGCAGAAGGACTAAAAATATAATGTTCTTTTATATCAATCTTACCGCCGTCTTCTTCGCTTTGCGTGTAAATTCTCATAATTGTTCATCCTCAATTG